CGCGCTGTGTCGCACTGGATAGTAGAGCTAGGTGAAGTGGAGTCTACATTCAAGAAGGCTGACCTTGATCAGTTGAAGGCGTTCATTACCTCGAAGACTGATGAGTTTAGGTTGCCTTATGACCGGGCGAACACACGATATCAAAGGCGCACAGCTTTCTATGCGTCTGTGAATGCTAGGGAGTTCCTGATTGATAGCAGTGGTAACAGGAGATTCTGGGTGATACCTGTCACTAACATAGACTTTACTCACAGGATCGACATGCAACAGTTGTGGTGTGAGATCAGGACAACGATGTATCGAGAGGGCCAGAAGAACTGGTTCCTGTCGCCAGATGAGAGGGAGTTGCTGCAAGAGAGTAACGAGGCTTACAGGACGCAGAGCAGTGTGGAGGATCTGATACTGGAGAGAGTCAACTTCAAATCTTACAACACTGAGCCTGTGCAGATGACTCAACTGCTGAGAGATCTTGGAATTAAAGCACCGCGAATTCCTGACTTCAAGGATGCTGCGAGAGTGCTGAGTGAATATGGCATTGAACCTCGCAGGAGCAATGGAAAGAAAGTGTATGACCTCGATTACAAGCCTTTGGAGAAAGATGCAGAAGACTACACAAGAAGTGGTAAAGATTGGGATTATTGATACATTGCATGTTTTAAATGCACTGCCATGCACTGCTTGTGCCCTCGGCCTAAGTTGTTGATTTATATACTGTTACTACTACTATAGTGTATAGGTATACTATATATATATATATTTAATATAAAGAGTAGAGCAGTAATAGACCACATGAACTGGTTATGAATATACTGTTAGAGAGTTAAGAGAACCCTACACTGTACCCTGTACACTTGGAGGCTTTGATGGAAGAGTTTAAGTACAACAGCGAGATGGATTTTGATCAGAACTTTGAAAGGTGGTATGTGATTAATACAGATGAGAGAATGTATTACTGCGACCCTGTGTATGATTGTGACACAGCTAAAGACGTTTTTGTTAAATGGATGCAAACCAGATGGCAGGTAGACCAAAGAAAGAGAGGACTAAGTTAGTCAGCGTACCAGATCAGTTCGATCCAGATCCTGAATTTGGTCTGACCAAAATGCAATCAGCTTTCGTGTGGCATTACACAGAAGGAGCTTGTGCTCAGACTGAGGCAGCAAGAAGGGCTGGCTTCGAGTTCCCAGCTAACGCTGCCAGCAAGATGCTGAATGGCAGAGATTTCCCAAAGGTCACGAAGGCTATTCGATTTAAACAGGATGAGCTTGCAGACAAGTATGCAATCACGCCTCAGAAAACTGGAGCGATGCTTTGGAAGATAGCAGAGGAGGCATTCGAGGCTGGACACTTTGCAAGCTCTGTTGCTGCCATCAAAGAACTCAATCAACTGGCTGGCTTGTCGATTGCTAGAAGTCAGAACCTAAACATTAACGCCAATGTTGATGGCATGAACAAGGATGACATCAAGCAGCGTTTAGGCAAGCTATTGGGGGCTGAACTCCCAACGTTATCTGATAACGATTTTTAATGGATTAAACTAAGCGCAAGGCCCGCTCGCCCAGAATCCCCCAGAAAATAGAATAATTCGAGAAAGATCCTGTAAGTCATTGATTTATAAAGAGAAAGCCTAGCGAGTCGGTGTATTGCAATATGTAGCTTTGTGCTCACAATGGTCACCTCGAAAAACTGGGGTTGGATCTAATCGCAGACTCAGCATTAACAATCGCTTGTAAGTCATTGATATATAAAGGAACCCTATGAGGTCAGTTTTTCCCTGAGCGCGGCCTATTTTTTTTTAGGGGTACACCCCTTATATAGCTTGCGGCCATAGGTGTATCGATATAAGTAAGTTGAGCACATTCAAAAACCATTTTATTGAGTGGTTTTAAAAAAGGCTGTGAGAGAAAAGGAGTTGAGGTAACGTGGTATTCCTCTCACAGCCAAGGTCACTCTAGGGGGTAGTGACCCAAGGGACTTAAATTCACGATATCACGATTTGTCTTTTTTTCAATCTGGATTAGAATGCTTTTTATGTCCAAAACTTCCAGAACAAAAGGCGCGACATTCGAGCGCGATATCGTAAAACGATTGAATCAGTTCTTTGAGTCCCATGACATAAATTTTTCGTGCAAAAGAAATTTAGATCAATACCAGACAGTGAACCTTGCTGACATTGAGATCCCTCACCACTCTGTCGAGTGTAAACACTACAAGGAAGGCTGGTGGTGGAAACCAGAATGGTGGAAGCAGGTTTGCGAATCTGCCAAAGACAACGAGATCCCAGTCCTAATTTACAAGTTCAACCACAAACCAGTGCGCGTATGCTTACCCCTCTACGCAATAAGCGCAGAATACGCACAAGACAACAGCCTCACATGCGTGGTGGATTTTGAAACGTGGATCGCTATACTGGAAAAACGCTGGCATTCCTATGACATAGACCTGAACTGGCCTGTATGAACTACGATGACATAGACATTTTTAAAACTGGAAGGGAAATGCAGAGGGGTTCTTATTCTCCCCCTGAAAGCTTGGATTTAACTCCTGCCCAGACTGCCTACTTAGCTGGTGCGCTTGTTGATCCTCAAGGTGCTGCTGATTTTACTGGCAATTACTTTGAGTTTCCAACCAGTGACATGTCGATCAAAGACATGGCTACTGGCCCAAGAGCACCCAGCTTTGTTGAAAACCTAAGACAAAAAAATTTTGGTGATGCCACTCTGCAAGGCATTGGAGCCTTGCCTGTTCCATTCTTGGCTGGAGCCATGAAGTATATCAGGGCAGCAAGCAAGCTTGGTAAAGAGGCAGATCCAAGAATTCTTCGAGCAACTGAACAGGGTTACGATTTTGATAACGTCATGTATCACGCAAGCAAACAGGACATCAAAGAGTTTGTTCCCGGCTACGATGATGGCTTGACGTTTTTAACTCCAAGCCCAGAGTTTTCCAGTAACTGGCTAGGCAAAGGAAAGTTCCAAGAGCGTCAAGGAGGCACTGGCTCTGTTGAAGGTGTCAAGGCAGAAAGAAGTCGATTTCGGAAAGAGGGGAATAAGATTCTTGAGTCTCTGCCAGAAGATCAGCGTCAACAATATTTTGAGGATGTTTTAAATCCTCAGATGCAACAACTTCTTAAAGATGAGCGACTTGCCGACAGCGCAATCTATCCTGTAGTGACAAAGACTAAAAAGCCATTTGTTCCAAGTAAAGACGTTGATGTTTTAGAAGAACTGTACGGCAAAGATTACTTAGATGCGCCATTTGGCAGTGGCTTTGCTACCTTTAGAGATGCCATGAAAGATGGCAACTATTTGTTGTATGAGAAAAAGCAGGTTGTAGATTTCTTAAAGAGCAAAGGCTACGACTCCATGTTTTTGAAGGAAAGCTCTGGTAAAGATGCGCCATTTACTACCTTTGCAGTTTTTGAACCCAAAGACATTCGTTCAGTAAACGCCCAGTTTTCAGACGACCCTGACTTGCCTCCTATTTTGAAAAGCGAAGGTGGCTCTGTAAATGACATAGACATTTTTAAAACTGACATCAAGGGCTACAGCCTTGGTGGATCTGTTTCAGAAGACATGAGAAAGCTTCAGGGTAGGCCAGAGCGTGAAGATCTGTTCACACCAGCCCAAGCATCTTGGTTCTTATCACAACTCCCACCGGGGTCAGGTTTGCTGGACGTTTCACGTGGAACCCCTGCCATGCCCTCTTCAGACGCTGCTCCCAGCGAGTTCTACTCAGGCGAATTGCAAGGAACCCTTGCTGAAAATTTGGCGCGAGGCAATTATCTTGAGTCAGCGTTGCAGGGTTTAGGTGGACTGGGCGATCTGGCGTATGGCATTCCAGCGTTAGGCATGGTTGCTGGCCCAGCGTTAAAAGGCGTGAGTGCTGCTGGCAGGGCAGGGCTGAAGTCCTTAACTGCTGCTGATGAGCCGCTCAGGGCGTACCATTCTTCTCCATTTGAGTTTGATCGGTTTCAGCTTGAAAAGATTGGCACTGGGGAAGGAGCGCAAGCCTATGGCTGGGGATTGTACTTTGCAGAGAACCCTGAAGTAGCAAAATATTATCGTGAAGCATTTGAAGAAGGCTCTGGCGGTCTTCACATAAACGACAAAAAAATTGATGAAGTTTTCAACGTAGACATTAGAAACAAATTCCCAGAGCTTTACAGTGATTTGATGGAGGAGGGTGCTGAAAGGATCAGGTTTGAAAAAGATGATGTTTTGGATCAATACCTAGACACTGGAACTGACTTATACGATGAAGCCAGCGACACTGTTGATGAGTTAATTCAAGAAAACATGAAGGACAATCCTGACATTGAATTAATATTCAGGCTTCAGGATCAGTTAAGAGCGGGGTCTGGATTACCTAATGATGAAATCGAAAGGATTACTGATCTGGCAGAAGAAGTATTTTTAGATACTGCTGACATGGACACCATTCTTGGTAACCTGTCTCAGATTCAAGATGACAGTCAGTTAGACATTGTGATGGATTATTTAAATCCAAAGCAAAAAGAAATGTTTAATGAAAGGCTGGCTCCTAAGATTGAGATGAAGGGTGGTGAAGCAAAAACCTACGAAGTCGATTTAAAGGTAAACAAAGACAAGCTGCTGGACTGGGATGAACCTTTAATGGATCAGCCAGAAGTGTTGGAAAAAATTAAAAGTTTGTTTGAAAAAGAATATGGAGATTCAGAAAATTTCTTGGATAGGATGGGGCTTTTAGAAGGAGCTACTGGTGGTGAGTTTTATGAAACAATAACAGACTATTCTCCTGAAAAAGCAAAAGCTTTTTCTGAAAGACTAAGGGATGAAGCTGGTATTGATGGCATAAAATACGCAGATGGGTTTACAAGACGAAAGGATGGGTCATCTAAAAACTTTGTGATATTTGATCCAAGGTTAATTGAAATCACCAAGCAGTATGGAATACCTATTGGTGTTGCAGCAGCTTTCCTAGCAAAAATGGATCAAGCCAAAGAAGAACTGAACACTGACAACGTGGACATTTTTAACTAGCCTTCTTTTTTGTCTTTGGTCAGGACGTAATCTTTTGTCACCATACCAAACTTTTTGTCACCTCGTTCGTGTGGCTTCACCCAGATTGTTTTATACACCACACCATTATCATCACGATAATGTCTGTTGTGTCCCTGTACCTCATGCAGCGCAGTACCAAACTTTCGAGTTCTATCAGGTTGTACACCCTCGATCAGTTGCTTCTCTTTGGGCAACTTGACCTCAAGCGTGTAGTGACGATTCCTTGGCTGCAACCTGTGACTTAGGTTCTTGACCTTGCTCTTTCTTGCGATTGGATCTTTAACAATCCAGTCAAAGTTGTTCATTGCCAAGACTGCAAAGGTAGGAGTCAGGATGCCACTAAACTCATATTCAGTTGTTCTTCTGGTGTTCTGAAACTTTGCAATTTCTTCATCAGAATACTGATAAGGATCTTTCCCAAGAAACTCATGAGGTATGTTGAATGCCTCTGAGTACCAATCAGTGCAGGAATAATCCGCATTTTGTCTTGCCCAAGGCGAAGATGTTACTGTAAGTTGAGAAAGCATCTCTTCCCACCTAAAAGAAGTGTCTGTTTGAATCATTCCATCCTCATTGTAAAAATGAAACGCTCCTTGCCAGCTTTCATATTCCAAGCCAGTTCCAAAATTAGGTTGGTTGTTGAGTAAGGTAGTTATCTTGACCAGATCGAATGCAGAGTAGGGAAATTCAAGGTCTGGCATAGTCAATTTTTTAGCACTTTGTAAATCGTTTTCGTAGTAAGACCAAGGTGCTGGAATGTCTAAATCCTCATAATTCTTAGTGTACGTTGGCTTTCTATCAAACTCAGTGTAAGCAGCATTCATAATGCTAATAGGGGAGTGTAGAATTTTCAGTCTTTCTTTGCCCTCTTCTTCAAACCCTCTAAAAAATCTGTACATAAAAAATTCTTCTGGCATGTTTTGTGAGCCATCACGAACAGAGTCTTTGGCTTTATTTTTAAGATCAAATATAACCACTCTTCTGGAATCCACTTTCTCAATGTGAACTCCCACAAACTTGTTAAGCTCATCAGGGCCAGCAGCGTCCCACGCTAAAAACATATTGTCATGAGGGATTTGTGCTTGCCAAAAGTTATTGATCAGTTGATCCTTGTTGCCCTTTTTCATTTTGCTGATCACATCATCCATCAACTCGTTTTGAACCTCATAGGTGATGGCGTTTAAAATAATTTTGCCATGCTCTGGCCCTGATTTATTCAGCATATTTCTGACTGTTTGATCAGGCTCAAACTCTACGCCCTTAACCCTCAACAAAGGCTTTTGCATTGTGAAAGCTACTTCTGCTTGAAAATCTGCAATGTTGAATTTACCCATAGAAACCCCTAGATTTTGTGTTTACGCATCCTTGTTGCTGTAGCACTTAAAACAACTTTATCGCCAGCCAATTCATCAAGATCTTTTAACAAAACATCTTTGAACTGCAACACCTCATGGCCCACGCTTCCATTCGCATCAGTTTTTTCTGCAATGATTGTCACCTCAAATCCTGATGGATTACTTTTGACTAGACGCATACCTCATTTCTCCATTTAGTTTTTGGAAGCAATCTTTTACTTGCTGAAGATCAATCCCTGCTTCAACAAAAGCTTTGCTGCTCAAAGTTTCTTCTACAACTTTGACCTGACTTTTCTTAACAAGAGGGTTCACCAATGCCACCCTCAAGTATCTGTAAATTGATTGGAAACATTTCCCATGCGATTTCCTAAACGTTCCCTTGTATCGCTTCATCTTTCGAGCCAGTCGAGAATTAAGCTGCGCCCAGTGAGCGACTTCGTGGCAAACAGTCCCAAACAAAACAACTTCTGGATCATCTGTGATCGCA